CGCCAACAAGCCTGACCTCCAGGGCGATATCATGAGCCCCGACGACATCCGTAAAGCCATGCACGAGTTCATGGAAGAGTTCAGGACCATTAACAAGGACCACGCCGACGACATCAACGCCTGCCCTGTCGAGTGCTGGCAGGCCAAAGAGCCTGGCAAGATCGGCAACAGCGCATACGGCGAGGGCGATTGGCTCATGGGAACCAAGATCAACGATCCTGCGATCCTGGCAGACGTGCTGATGGGGAAATATAAGTCCTACTCAATCGAAGGGACGGGCCACAGGGAGCTTATCGAGGGGGTGGGGGCATGAAGAAAGCCAAAATTGTTCTCTGCTTGCGGCCCACTTTAACGGGCTCGGTCGTCTGGGTCGACGGCTATGCGAAGCCCTGGTGCGCTATCGAGATGAGGATGGTCAGGGACAAGACTATTTTCAAGCTTACCCGAATGGTCGGGGATGATGGATATATCCACGAGGATAGCGTTCCTACTATCGAGGAGTTTGAGGCGGATCCTCTTGTAGTCTTAACCCTTCCTGAGGGACTTGATCCGTTCCAGCTCTTCGGCATGTTTGCTCATGGATTCATGCGTGACTACACGAAGATATAACCCGTGATTCGGGCCTTTGGTAAAGAAGACTGCCCAGGGATTCACGATAAACGAGATCTCGGCAGATAGGGCTTACTCTTCTCGACTCAATCTCCAGACCGTGGCCAATGAAGGCGGCAAAGCCTACATCCCCTTTAGGAAGAATGCCACTGGTCGCGCGGGAGGTTCTGCAATCTGGAAGAAGATGTTCCACTATTTCCAGCTCAACCGCGATGACTTCATGGAGCACTACCATAAGAGGAGCAACATTGAGGCAACAAACGCTGCTATCAAGAGGAAGTTCGGAGAGACATTGAAGTCCAAGAATCCTATCGCTCAGGTAAATGAGCTACTAGCTAAAATCATTGCGTACAACCTGACGGTAGTTATCCATGAGATGTACGAAAATGGGATTAATCCCGAGTTCCTACATAAAAACAATTTAAATTATTAGAGGATATCCTAATGAGTGCTTGCGTAGAATATACTTGTCCTTTATGTGATGGTTTGTGGATATTGTGCGGTGAAGGCAATTCCAAAACGGTTACTATATTTTCGATGTGTTCATGTGAGAAAACGAACCAAGGCTTTCAGGAAGGTTTAGATATATTTGGGGCAATTGCAGATTATGCCTGCTTTAATGCCCTTGCCCATTCTCCCAGTGGATGAACAGGTTGTATTAGGCCCTATATTGAGGGCCTTCACGGAATTTGATATATTTTATCAAAACGAACGATTAAATGAAACTGCGGCGGCGCACCCCGCTGCAAGCAGACGGGGTATCCAAGGCGCAGCTCATAGCTCATAATCTTCCTCCTCATCATATATCTTAATTCCCCCCATTCCCGATTATCAGAGGTCTTTTCCATGTCTCATTATCTATCCGACAGGCCCCCGGACGGTGATTAATTGCCGCAGAAATTGACTAAGTTCAAGGTCCGTAAAGTCTCATTGGTGCCCTGGGGGGCAAACGACGCTGAAATCTCTTTTAAGAAGTCTGCTCCCGGTTCCGATGAAGTCCTAATTTTCAAATCTGAAACAGGTGATAATTCTATGAAGGATAAGGAATTCAAGTTCAAGAAGGAAGGCGAGCCTCCCGCCGAAGAGAAGAAAGACGAGGAGAAGAAAGAGGAAGAGGAAAAGAAGGAAGAGGGCACCGAAAAGTCCGCTCCCGTGAAGAAGGAAGACGAATCCCCCTCTGAAGAAAAGAAGGAAGAGGAAGAGAAGAAGGAGGGCGAAACTGAAAAGTCCGCTCCTGCCGGATTCATCAAGGCCGCAGACATCGAGTCCATCGTGAAGTCTGCCGTGGCCTCGGCAGTCAAGAAGGCTGTTGCCCCTCTCCAGAAGCAGCTCTCCGACCAGTCCTCCCTCATCCGCAAGTCCGAGCTGGAAGCCATAGCCAAGTCCGACCTGGCCGGCATCGGCAACCCCTCGGACGTGGCTAACACCCTCTATGCTCTGGAAGGCTCTGACCTCAGCCCGGAAGTCAAGAAGGGCATACTCAACATGCTCAAGGGCGCTGCTGCCGTCAAGAAGGAGGCAGGCAAGTACCTCTTCAGCCCGATGGGAGCCAACGTGGCCAAGCCTGGCTCGGCTGCAGAAGAGTTCGAGGGCCTGGTCAAGAAGGAGATGGAGGTTATCAGAAAGTCCTCCAGTGCTCCGAAGGACCAGAAGATCCTGTGGGCCCAGGCAGTAACTGCGATATCCAAGTCGCACCCCGATCTGGCCCGGAAGGTAATGAACGAGGAGAAGGGCGAGAGTGTCATGGCTGCTATGGGGGTGAGCTAGATGTCTGCCCGTGAAGTAGCAGCACCGTTCGATAGCTGGGTAGGCGGCGACCGGCTGATCTACGATGTCGAGGGCGACTTAACTGCCCTGGAGTACACCTTTGTCGAGCTGGACACGGGTCGGGCCAGGTGCGTCAAAGCCTGGAACGGCGGCTGGCCGGTAGGCATTCTCAGGAACAAGCCCATCGAGGACGGCACGACTACCTACTTCTCGACTGAAGCCATAGTCCAGACTCAGGGCCGGTCGATGGTCAAAGCAGGCTCTGGCGGTATCGCCAAAGGCGATCTGCTGAAGGTCGATACAGGTGGCGTCGTCATCAAGGCCACTCCTACGGATGCTGATATCATCGTGGGCCAGTGTGAGTATGCCGCATCTGAAGGCGAACTTGGCGTCATCCGGCTGGAGAAGACCTACGCCAGAGTACGCTGAGACTAAACTATTTTAGGAGTGTGATAATTCATGGATTACCGCGAAATGGTAGCCGTAGGTGCCCAGCAGGTTATCAATAAGGGCGTGGACTATTCTCAGATCCACGTAGCTCGGCTCGAATCCGGATGGTCACTGGCTTACAGGCAGGAGCCCTCTAACTTCGTGGCTGATCAGTGGTTCCCGATGATCGGGGTCCAGCAGATCGCCGGCCTGTATCCCAAGTGGGCTATGGAGAACGCTTTCACCAACAAGGCAGGCACCTGGCGGCCCGGCACTATCCCGCCCCAGGGAGAGCTTGCTATGGACACCCCCGGCTCGTATGTCTGTCAGAGATATGCCTTCGAGATGACCCTGGCCCAGGATCTGCCCTACGTGGCCGACCCCCAGTATAACATTGAGATGGCCACGACCAACATGGTGACGGATGTCCTTCAGCTTAACAAGGAGCTGATCATCGCCAACAACTACTTCAAGACCGGCGTCTGGGGCATTGATATGACTGGCGTCAACAGCGGCGAGACCTGGGCCCCTGGAGACATCACAACTGGCCAGACATTCAGGAGGTTCAACGATGAGGACTCCGATCCCCTGAGCCTGTTCAAGGATCTGAGGCTTGCAGTCAAGCAGGCCTGCGGCGTCCGGCCCAACATGGCCATAATGGGTGAGCAGCTATTCGAGGCCCTGAGAATCAATTCTCAGCTCATCTCGATGTACCGCAACCCCCAGGGCGCAGAGTCCGTTCCCGTCGTGCTGGAGGAGGCCCACGTTGCCCGTGCTCTGGGCATCGATAAGCTCATAGTCGCTCGGGCGATGTATAACACCGCCAAGCCTGGCGATACTGTGGACCTGGACTGGATCTTCGGCAAGAGCCTCTGGTATGGCTACGTCGATACCCCTGGTCCCTTGAAGACCATCGCCGCTATGAACCTCTCCTTCAACGATCCTCTGGGTGGATTCGATACTGCTCTGGCCAGAGTCCCGGATCTCCATACTCATACTGAGTACTTCCAGGGCTTCCAGTGCTGGTGCCCCGTAGTCATGGCCCCCAAGGCCGGTGCGTTCCTGTATCAGGCAATCGCTTAAAGGCGGTGACTTGAACATGGATTACAAAGTATCGCGGGCCTTTGAAAGGCACGATGGCAAAACCCTCCGCAAGTACAAGCGGGGGGCTATCCTCGGCCCTAAAGAGGCTGCGAAAATCCCTCAGAAGGTGATGAGCAGGCTGCTCTCGGCGAGAACCCTGTCCCCTCTGCCTTCATCTGTGGGGCCTGAGGCCGAGATCAAAGGGGTGGAATAGATGGTAAGTATTCGAGATCTGTGGGGCAAGGCTAAGATCAAGGTCCTTAAGGTAACAGAGCTTTGGCTTCCCAACGACTCCGGCGTTCTAACTAAGGTCGAGGCCACTGCAGACGACCTCAACAGCCTGACGCCATCCGGTGTGGGCAACGGCACTATCACCGACGCCAAGCTGGCCACAGACGTTAAAGTCGGTTCTCTGGCAGCTCTGACGACCACCGCCAAGGGTTCTGTCCAGGCGGCTATCAATGAGATCGACTCGGCCTATAAGCTGAAGTACACCAAGCCTGGCACAGGCATCCCAAAGTCGGACTTGGCTGCGGCAGTCCAGGCGTCTCTCAACCTGGCCGATTCTGCTCTCCAGCTCGGCACAGGCGTCAATAAGATCGCCCGGAAGACCATCCAGCTGGCGGGCGGGGCGACTCCTGTCCTATTCCAGGATGACGCTGCCCCCCACATCGAGGGCATCACCGAAGCCACCGACATGCACACCGTGGGCAATGGTGGCACGATAAAGGCGACCTATGACTCGGAGGCAGAAGAGACTGCTACCCTGAACTGTACGGCAGGAACGCATACTGGCGGCTCTTCGTGCGCCACGGATATGACTGCCTCGCCTGACACCAAGTTCAAGATTCGGGCCAATGGAGACGAGACCTGGCATACTGTGACCTGTGTTTGGGCGGGCTGCAATTCTGGCAATGCCATAGCAACCCAGATCCAGACCCAGGTCCAGGCCCTTGGTGCGACTTATGGCTACAGCAGGATAACTGTGGCATTCGCCGCTGACCATCTGGTGTTCACCTCCGCGGACCACGGCACCGCTTCGACTATCGAGATCGAGAGAGCCGCAGACCATGATTGCTGTGATGACCTGGATATCGGGCCAGACAACGGCACGACCGCAGTGGGCAATGGCGACTGCGCCAACATCTATGCAGTCACCCCTGAGGAGGTCGCCACCCTAATCAATGGTGATATGTCTCGGATAGAGGCAGACGCCAGCTCTGGTACGCTGGTGCTCCGTGGTGCAGGAACGGGCAGAGCCCACAAAGTCACAGCCGGTAATGGTACTCTGAACACCTTCTGCGG